GAAGTTTTATATGGTATATTGCTGGAGAGAATAAGCAAAAATATAACACCTTTAAGTCAGTAATAGGCTACCTTATGCATAGCTTCAAGACATCTGCCAATAATAAGGCAGTTATTTTGAACGATAGTGTAATAAGCGAAAACCCAAACGGAGGAAGCGGTAAAGGTTTATTTTGCAATGCTTTAAGTCACTTGAAAAAGGTGAGCAGTATTGATGGTAAAACTTTTGACTTTAACAAATCTTTTCCTTACCAAACAGTATCAACCGATTGTCAATTATTAGTTTTCGATGATGTCAAAAAGAACTTTGATTTTGAGAGGTTATTTTCTTTGATTACTGAAGGAATAACTATTGAGTATAAAGGGCAGGATGCAATCAAGTTACCAGTACAAAAATCACCAAAAATAATTATCACTACTAACTATACTGTAGGCGGTGTTGGAGGAAGTTTTGAACGCAGAAAATTTGAGGTTGAATTATCTGATTATTTTAACGCTGGAAACACTCCATTAATGAAGTTTGGTAAACTACTTTTTGATGAGTGGGATGATGATGAGTGGAGCAGATTTGATAATTATATGATTCAATGCGCCCAATATTACCTCAACAACGGATTAGTTGCTGCTGAATTTGGAAATATTCACACACGCAAATTCATTAAGAATACATCATTTGAATTCTACGAATGGACAAAGACTCACGAAGTATTTATCTTTAACGATAGACTTTCCAAGCGTGATAAGTACAACGAATTTCTTGAAGAGTATCAAGACTTTAAGAAGTGGTTATCCCAAAAGAAATTCAAACAATGGTTAGAAAACTATTGCACATTCTATGGCTACAATTATGCTGAAGGAAATTCCACACCAATAGGCAGATGGTTTACCATTGAGAATGAATCTCAAATGTGGGAGGATTTAAGAAACGAAGAAAAACCAAGATTTCAATGATACAATTAAGAGATTACCAACAGACATTGGTTGCAAACATTAAGCAATCATTTACCAATAAAAAAAAGAGAGTAATACTATGCTCTCCAACTGGCTCTGGCAAAACTGTGATGTTTACTTACATTGTTAAAAATGCAATCGAAAAAGGTGGCAGGGTGCTTATATTTACCCATCGAACAGAACTACTGAAGCAATCCTCAAAAACCTTTGCAAACTTTGGATTAACACCAGAATTAATTACTGCCAATTCAACACCAGACCTTTCACTCTCTTTGCACGTTTCAATGGTTGAAACATTCAATAGAAGAATAGAAGACTACTTACTTTTTTTGCAGTCAAGAACATTGATTATTATTGATGAGGCGCACTTGGAAAGTTTCACTAAATTGCTACCTTATTTTTCGCCACAAACGTATGTCATAGGTGCTACTGCAACACCATATCGAAAAGGAAAGCAGAATTCATTATCTGATTTTTACACCGATATGATTCAAAATGTAGATACACCAGACCTCATTCGTGATGGTTACCTTTCAGATTCAATCACTTACGGAGTTGAAATTGACCTAAAGAAATTAAAGCGCAGAGGTGATGATTACGACACAGAACAATATTATCAAGAAAACAAAATATACGAAGGTGTTGTTACTAATTATAAGAGGCTAACACCAAATAAAAAAGCTATACTTTTTGCATCAAATGTTAATTCTTCAAAGCAGGTTTGCTTGCAATTTAATATTAGTGGCATCAAAGCAAAGCATATTGATGGTACAACACCAGATGCTGAAAGGATAAGCATACTTGAATGGTTTGCCAACACACCTAACGCAGTAGTTTGCAATTGCGGAATCCTAAACGCTGGATATGACCAGCCAGACATCGAAGTAGTTATTCTTTACCGAGCAACAACATCACTACCATTATTTTTGCAAATGTGTGGAAGAGGGAGCAGAGTAACACCAACAAAGTCAAAGTTTACTATTCTTGACTTTGGCAGCAATATTTCAAGGCACGGTTATTGGGAGCAAAATAGATACTGGAGTTTAGAAAAAAAGGAAAAAGAAAATAAGAAAGCAGAACCAATGAAGTCTTGCAAACAATGTGAGGCACTTATTCCTGCACGTTCAGTTGAATGTAAGTTTTGTGGTTTTATTTATAAACCCAAAACAAGAACACAAAACGAAATGGCAGAATTAGTACTTTTGCCAAAGCCAAAATTAAATTCTTTGGCTATGAAAAGAAATAATATAGAGAGAGTAGCTATGTGCAAGGCTGGTCTTGTTAAACCAGCATACATATTGCATCAAATGACTGATATTGATGATGCAATGGAGTTTGTAGGTCTAATGGGATATAAAAAAGGTTGGTTACATTTTAACAGAGATAGATTCAATGTGTTCAGAAGATAAGCTACACCAAGATTGTTACGTTTGGTTTCACAACACCTATCCCACTATGCGTGGTTTGCTATGCTATAACCTCAACAATAGCAAAAATAAAATAGATGGTGCAAGAAATAAGGCTAAAGGTCTAATTGCTGGGCGGTCTGATATGGTGCTTTACTACGATGCCAAAGCGTTTATGATTGAGTTTAAGACATCTGATGGTGTGCAATCAGCAGGGCAAAAAGATTGGCAATGGTTGATTACAAGCAATGGTTTTCAATATCACATCATTAGGTCACTACCAGAGTTTCAAAGCCTAATATTGAGCATATTAAAATAATACTTATCTTTGTGCTATGAAAGTTTTATGGCATAGTGCGTTAAATTGCGATAAATATGGCAATAGGTAAAAAATCAGGTGGCGGTAGTCGAAAGGGCAGCCCCAATAAACTGACCAAATCAGTTAAAGAAGCGTTTGAAATAGCGTTTAGTGAGTTACAGGAAGATAAAGAAGCTAAACTGACTAATTGGGCAAAAGAAAACCCAACCGAGTTTTACAAGTTGGCTGCTAAACTTATTCCTACATCTGTTAATGCTGATTTGACTACAAAAGGAGAACAGATTAAATTATGGCAATTAGAATTTGTTGATGACAAAAGTAAAAATTAACGAAGCATACCGCCCCGCACTTTTAAGCCAACATAGATACTTGGTATTGAAAGGCGGGGCGGGCTGATTGGATCTGGCAAATCAATCGCGGCAGTTCAAAAGATAATACTGCGAATCACAACGGAGCAAGGGCATCGAATTCTTTGCATTAGAAAGGTGGCAACAACCATTCGTAATAGTGTTTATCAATTGTTTGTCGATAAGCTATTAGAATACGATATATTCAGCGAATTCACTATTAATAAAAGTGAAATGCGATTTACTCACAATCCAACAGGCAACGAAATATTGTGTGCCGGTATGGATGACCCCGAAAAAATTAAATCAATTGCTGGCATTACATCAGTTTGGTGCGAGGAAGCAACCGAGTTAGATGAATTAGATTTTAATCAGTTGGAACTTCGTGTACGAGGCGAAACAAATAACTATAAACAGTTTATAATCACATTTAACCCGATAAGTGAGCAACACTGGATAAAGCGCAGATTCTTTGATGAACCCGATGCCGAAACCATGTTGATGAACACAACGTATAAAGACAATTCGTTTTTAGATGCCGATTACATCCACCATTTAACCGAACGTGTTAAAGCAAACCCAAACCTGCACAAAGTTTATGTGCTTGGCGAATGGGGTAAAGTTGATTTCGGTGGCGAATTTCTTAAAAGTTGGTCAACAATTAAACACACTGGCATTGTAACCTATGACCCATCATTAGCAGTTTGGCTTTCGTTTGATGAAAACGTAAACCCATATTTTCCTTGCGGCATCTTTCAAATTAGTGATGACAACGAAATAAGATTAATTGACTGCATTGCGCTTAAAAACCCCGACAATACAACCAAAGCAATGGGCAGGGCTATAATGCAACGGTTACGACATTGGAAGCACAACGGCCATGTGTATGTGTGTGGCGATAGCACCTCACAAAAGGATGATGTTAAACAAGAAAAGGGCTTCGATTTATTTCGCTTACTAATTAACGAATTAGATGAAGTTAAACCGATTCGCAGAGTGGCTAAATCAAACCCAAATGTGCGACCGAGTGCCGATTTCTTTAATGCTATTTTAGGATACAATGAGCAAGGCATTAGTTTTATAGCTGATGAAAGTTGCCGCGTGGCAATATTAGATTTTGAAAACACAAAAGAGGACAAAAACGGCAAAGTAGATAAGCGCACAGTAACCGATCCTGTGACCAAAGTAAGTTACCAACCATTTGGTCACATTGTAGATTTAACACGTTACTTAATCACATCGGTATTCGCCTCACAATATGCAAGGTTTCAAACAGGCATTATAAAACCGCTTGTTGTTGTGGGTAGAGATGCTGAATATAAATCAGCAAGTAGATTTTAGTTACATTTTAAGCATTTATCAAATTTTTTATTATTATTTTGCACTATGGCACGATTCTTAAAAACCTCCGACTATCTTTCAATTATTCAAACGGTTGACCTCAATCAGATAACCGAGAACACCCCGCAAAATTTGTACGATAGCGAGGTTAAGGCCATAAGTAGAATGAGGACAAAATTAGTCCAAAGATACATGGTTGACATCGAATTAGGCACAATGGATGCCTATTCAGCAACAATACATTACAGAACACGCGACAGAGTTATATTAGGCGAAGTAATTACACACGTTAATGACTTTAGCAGATGGGATAACAAAACCGAATACGTTATAGGCAACATTGTAACCGATGACAATGGCTTTGTTTACACCGCTATTGCAGCAAGCACAAACCAACCTTTGACATTGACTGCTTATTGGTCAAAAATGATTAACATTGCAACAAGCAACGCAACCTATTGGACTGTTGGCGATAATAGATACCCAATGTTCGTGGAGCTTGCAATGGATATGACACTATACAATTTGCACGCAAGAATCAACCCGAGAAACATCCCCGATTTAAGAATAGAACGCAACAGAGAAGCATTAGACCAGTTAGACAGATGGGCAAGCGGCACAGATACGGCAGAGGTTTTAAACATCAATTCAACCGATAGCACTGGTTATTCAATTCGCTACGGTAATAGTTTAGATAAACAAGATAATTTCTTTAAATAATGGCTTGGTACGATATATTTAACTTTAACAAACCACAACCGCAGAAGGCTAACATCCGTAAGACTATTGACTTTGAGCAACAGTTACAACGTGTTAGACAAGATGCGACAAAGTTTAACATAGCATTACAAGCGGCAGAATCACCGATGTACCCAAACCGCTTTTTATTGATGCAAACCTATCAGCAAATTGTGTTAGATGGACAAGTGCAATCAGCTATGTTGCAACGTAAATCAAAGATATTGAGCAAGAAGTTTATGGTTTATGGACCAGATGGCGAATGTGATGAAGCTAAAACTGCATTGTTTAACCAAAAGTGGTTTTATGACTTTCAAAGTTTATCTTTAGATAGCATCTTTTGGGGCTTTAGTTGTGTGCAATTTGGCGCAATTATAAACGATAAGTATTCAAGTGTTGAATTGATTCCGCGCATTTATGTTGTGCCTGAATTTAGCCTTGTTAGAACCAACACAGCAACGGTAACAGAGGGCAAACATTTTGATGTGTCACCATATAACAACTGGTGTATAGGTGTTGGAGAAAAAAAGGATTTAGGATTAATGATGTATTTAGCACCATACGTTATTTGGAAAAAGAACGCAATGGCAGCATGGGCGGAATTTGCTGAAGTGTTTGGCAGTCCGATACGTGTTGGTAAAACCGATGTGCGCGATGAATTGACACGTAAAAACATGGAGAATATGCTGCGCAATATGGGTGTAGCTTCGTGGGCTGTGTTGGATTTAAACGACAACATCGAATTGATGCAAGCAAGCAGAACAGATGCTTATGCAGTGTTTGATAAGATGGTAGAGCGTTGCAATTCAGAGATTAGCAAAATAATATTAGGGCAAACAGGCACAACTGATGAAAAGAGTTATTCAGGCAGCGCTAATGTTCACGAGGGTGTTGCTGCTATGATTGCAAAGCAAGACACGTTAAAGATGCAGTTCATAATTGAGGACCAGTTAGTGCCGATGATGATTCGCAATGGTTTTGACTTAACAGGTTGCACATTCAAGTATGATGATAGCGAGAATTTGCCATTGATGGAACAAGCAAAGATAGATGCTTCATTTATGCCATACGTAAAGTTTGAACACGAATATTTAGAGCATAAATACGGCATTGAATTGCAGGATGAAATGGGTGTAGAGGAAGAAGAAGAAGAAGAATTAACCAACATTGCAAAACGATTAAAAAACATTTATAGTTAGATGTGCGGCTACTGCGACATATTGAATATTGACAAGGAGGTTGACCCACCAACACCGTTTGATGAAAACGATTTTAATCGTATGTCAAACGATGTTTGGATTGGTGCGATTAATAACCAAGTGTTGCCAGAGGGAATTTATTTAAAGACTGCGAAATATTTAAGAGATGGAATTGATTTGGCGCCAGTTGTTGATGAAATATTAACTGCTGATTTGACAAATAACATCTACATATTTTCGGGTGCTAAAACATACCAATCAACACGCACAATGACTGCGATGTTAGCAGACCCCGAATTGAAATCGAACTTTTATAAGTTTAAAGAAGCAGTGCGACCTTACTATGATATAATGTATCAAGATTACTTACAGGCGGAATACCAAACTGCGAAAGCTTCAGCACGTATGGCTTCCGATTGGAAGCGTATAGAAGCCGATGCCGATGTATTGCCATTATTACAATATCAAACCGTTGGCGATGGCAGAGTAAGGCCAACACACGCCGCATTAGATAATATCATTCGCCCTATAAGCGATCCCTTTTGGAAACAATACTATCCACCTAATGGATGGCGTTGCCGTTGTACCGTAATACAATTGGCACAGGGGGATGAAACTGATTTGAGCAAGTTTACACCGCCCGAAGATGTGCCGCCATTGTTTAGGATGAACGCGGGTATTGATGGCTATGTATTTAAGGAAAAGGGCAAAGACAAGCACCCTTACTTTGACATTGCAAAGGGTGACAAAGAAATGGCAAAAAAGAATTGGAATTTACCGATACCGACATAATGGCAAAGAGCAATAAATTCGATTTAAAACAGGCAGAAAAGAAAGCGCGTAAAGCCATGGAAGCGGCTATTGTAGATGTTGGGAACACTGCAAAGGTGTTCTTTGTTGATTCGTTTAGGAAGCAAGGTTTTGATGACAAGAATGTGCAAAAATGGAAACCAAGAAAGCGCACAACGTATAAAACTAAAGGCGGTAAAATAGTTGATGACACAACACGCGCAATATTAGTTAAGATTGGAGATTTAAGGCGGTCAATAATTCGCAACCCTGCAAACAGAGCAGCGTTAACTATTAAAATTAGCACTGATTTAGATTATGCTAAAATACACAACGATGGATTGATGGGCAAAGCGTGGGGCAAGCATCCGTTTAAAATGCCCAAGCGACAATTTATGGGCGATTCTTACAACTTGAATGAGAAAGTAAAAGCAGTTATTGTTAAACGATTAGATAACATTTTTAAGTAATGAATGTAATTGAAATAAATACAATTGAATATCTTATATTAAATGACTATCAATTAGTTTATGAGAATGAGGATTTTCCTGTTGCAATTT